GCCCTGTACCTTAAAAATATATCCCATTACTTTTTGCCTCCTTTCTTTTTCTTCTTTGTTCCTTTGGGCTTCATTGATCCATAGTGTGATGGCATAACAATAAAAGTAGCTGACTTTATCTTACTTCCTTTTGCGTTTTTTAGCTGTCTTTTTTTTGCCAGCGGTAGATAGAGCTATAGCCTGAGCTTGCTTTAATGTACGGCCTTCTCTCATCAAAAGCCTGATGTTGGCAGAGATAGACTTCTGTGATTTGCCTTTTTTAAGTGGCATAACTAAACTACAACTATGCTTACTATAACTATCACCACCCCACTAGGGGATATTGAGATTGAACATTCTAAACAAACAGCAAAAGCTGTTGGCTCAAAAGATGCCGTTGACTTCTGGAATATAGATGTAAAAGATGGATTATTTGGTATTCATGGTCATACCTTTGACCCAAAAAACTGTGATATTGCAGATGTTATATCAGCAGCTATTGAATCAGTTGGCTTTTCAAATGTAAAAATACCAGAAAAATCAAGATTGCAAGCTGTCAAAGATTTAGAAAGTTATCCTGACCCTAGAGATTCCCTGCCCTAGACATACCAACAACTAACTCAAACAGATCGGGGTGTTTAAGTATAAGTGTTTGCATACTTGTAGCGTCTGCGAAAGTCTCTACAGACATTGTTAAAACTTCTGATGGATTTATTTTGTTTTTAAAATCTCCATACTTTGAATAGTCATACATATCATAAACTTTTCCCATGTATGCGTTTTTATAATCGTTGACAAAAGCAAGTTCTTCTTTTCTGTAATTTATGGGAGTGATACTTTTTAACTGATATACAGGTTTTTCAAGCTGTGTAGTCATTGCTTTGTTTGGTCTTGCGGTAGGTTTGTCTAAATACTCTTCTAATATTTCTTTATTTACAATTTTCTTTGCACCTACATCACCAAAAGCTTTATCAAATTTCCATTTATTTGTGTAGGTGTTAAGTTTTGGATTTTGCACTTCAACAACATGAGTTATTTCATGGAAAGTAGTGCGTTTACTTATCCGACCTCTATAATCTGTGCTTGTTGTAAATGTCCCCTTATAAAAAGCACAAGAGGCTCTTTTTGCCTTTCCAATAGATTTAACGGCTGGCACACCATTTGCCGACTCAACAAATCCAGCACCATTAAACATTTTGACGTATTCACTAAAATAATCTTGAATTTGTCCTTTTTGAACCGCATTAAAAGTTCCTGATATTTCGACATTGTTTACAAGTCTAGATACCTGTGTATCTGTCAAACTTGTCTCAAGCATTTTTATTCTTAATTTTTCTAAATTTTTTGAAAAATCATCATTGTATTTGAGATACGCATTTTTAGCTTTCTCAAACTTTGCAATCAATCCGTCTTGTAATTCTGGTTTTAAATTTGTGCTTGTATTAGCGGCAGCTACTCTTAGTTCCTCTTTTAATTTTTTAAGTTTAGCTACATCAAGACCGCCTACTTCGTTCATCAAAGCTTTACCATCTTTTCTTAATTGCTCTGGACTTGAATCAATTAGCCTTCTTTCAAATCCAACAGGTTCAGCTACTGGTGGAGCAATAGGGGTGACAGCTTGAACAGCTGGTTTGATTGCACTAGGCTTGCCATACAATCTTTCTAAATCCTTGAGACTTCTCTCGCTTCCATCTGTTCTTATCATTTTCCGCAACGCTGCCTGTCCAGAACCTTCTCTCTTTGCAAGTTTTTTAAAGAAGTTAACTTTGCCTTCATTGCCCAAAGTCTTTACTTGCAGCTTTCTATCCTGTTGCAAAAGCCAGTTGCCGTATGGTGTTCCCTGCGGCACTCTTCCTGTAATACTTGGCCTTGTATCAAGCTTAGTTGCTGGTGGTTTTTCAAGCGTTGGATATTTCTTTTGCAAACCATCAAAGTCAACAACAGGGACAGTAGTTGATCGACAATTAAAGTGTTGAGGTGGTGTAGGGCCTTTGTTGTAATCAAATATCTGACCATCTAACCTCTGACATATTGGACTTGTTCTAGAGTCTAGCGTTGCAACATATTCATATTTTGGTGCAACCTTTTTATTTGCTGCATATACAGCCTGTGATGCCTGATTTGTAACCTGATTAACAGATGTTCTGACAATAGTTGAGATTTGATTATTAGCTACTTTGGTAAGTTCTCCTCCAGCTAAAGCTAACTGTTTGACAGATAGAGGGCCAAAGTCTGCAAACTCAAGCCTACCAACAAGTCTCCTAGTAATCTGATCTAGTGACTCACCAGCAAACACTCCTGATCTGACAGCTAAATCTAATCTTTCTGCTGAAGATTCTGCCAAACCCCTAAATGCTTTGCTTACTGTTGTGCCATTAGGCAGCCTTATTGCAGCCCCTTGCGTAGCAGTAAGACTAAATTTACCAGAACCAAAATTAACAAAATTATCTTCTGTAAAAGCTTTACTTGTAAAAATATTTACTTTTGATGGGTCAGTCATAATAACTGATTCTGCATACTTAGGACTTATCGCAACGCTGTTGATAGGCACATCACCAGAGGCAGTAACCTTTTTTAATTCGTTTTCAATAAAGTCTCTCTGTAATATCGTTACCCCTTGAAGTTCTTTTTTAAAATCTTTAGCGGATTTAGTTGACCACGTTGCAAGACTATCTTTTGACTGTTTTATTATTGCTCTAAGTCTTTTTCTTGTCACAGGTGCGATTACTACACCAACATCTGCCGCTTGCTGTCTGAGGTCTATCTGTTTAAGTTGTTTAGCTGCATTGACAATTATTTCGTTGTAAGTGACAGCATATTTCTTTGCAACAGCATTACTATATCTATTTAGATCAATAGTCTCCCTAAAAAATACCTCTGGAGTGTCCATCTATCATTCTTCCTCTTGCTCCTCTGGATCTGGGTCAGGTTCTTCTGGTGGCTCTACTTCTGTAAGACCTCCCTGTTGTGTACTTTCTATCTCTTCTTCAATATCAAAATCATCTGGCAAAACTTCACCTGTAGATAATTGCTTGAGTAGTGTTTCCTGACTGATAGTTCCAGCAGTAAACAATGTGAGCAATGATGTTATTTCCTGTGGTTCTAGTCTTGCACTTACAAAGTCTCTGTTTACAAAACTACTGCCAGCATTAGGTTCATTGAGATATTCGCTATGGAACTTTAAACAATTATCAATCAAGTCTTGCATCTGCTGTGCAATAACCATCATTGTGCTGTCATTCTGCGATCTATCTATACGCTTGGCCTCTGCTGTTTCTCCTACTAACTTCTGCCCAAGTACTGCGGCTAATGACAATGTATTGATCTGTTCTGCAATATCTTTCAGTCTTGTGAACTGGCTGTCATAGCTATCACCAGATGGAGAAATGTATTCCATTCTAGATTCTGGTGGCAATGATATAGCTTCGTTAGGGCCTGTTGTTATCTCATCTGCATTTGGATATCCAAAAACTGCAAGCATGGGAACAGAACTAATGTGCAAGATATTATCCAAATCAGACTGAATTTGATAATGCTTAAGGTTTAGTTCTGCAATGTCATACAAAGGACTGCGGCTTTCATAAAATCCAACTCTATTTGAGTAAGCAACAGCAAAAGGAATTTTATCTTTAATGCTCATTTCACCCTGTTCAAAAAGTTTATATTCACTTTTTTTTGCATCTTTTCTATGAATCTCATATTTACCACGTTCAAGCACCCTAATCTGCTTAACGATCTTGTCACCATACTTTCCATCTGGTTCAACAACTTGTTCTAACAAGCGAACTTGTGTAAGTTGCCTTACCCCATCTATGATTTCAGTTCTAAATCCTAAAATATCTTTCGGTGTATATGTCACCCAATATGGCCTTGCTTTTTCTCCCTCTTTTGGTGCGTCAACAAGTACACCCACATGACCAAAGCTGATTGCTAGTCTTGCTGTGTTGTATAGCCAAACATTGAGATCATTACCCTCAAGGTCAACATCAAATAACTGTTCTCTAACTAAATCAGAGACATCATCAAGTCTTACTGGCTTCCTGACCAGCATACCTGAAAGCATTTTTTCAATACGCTGCAGATATGGCACAACTGTTGATCTACTTAGCCTTACGTCATAGCTATCATCTGTTTCTCTTGCTTCCTGCGGTAAATACTTTCTATGTTCACTCCTGATCTTGTATGTTCCTTCCTTCAAATCTGTAATCAGATCCCAAAACTGACTCATTCTCTGGTATGCCGCATTAGGGCTTGCAACTGTGGTAGCAGCTTGTGTTATGGGGTTGTTGTAAATATTTAGTGAGCTATACACAGTTTTGCCTCAATACTATCATGTTCTTAATATATTCTAATCCCTGTAGCTTTGCCCGACCTAGCAAATAATGGATTGAACTCTCTCCATACTAAATAACCTAAAGCATCAGCCATGTGGTCATAGCCTGACTCCTTATCTGGTTCTCCTTTCTCTGTGTATGACTGAAGTTCCATTGATTCAATTAGCTTTCTGCAACTGGCATGGATTTG